CAGCGTTATCAATGTCCTCCCTAGCGACATGGCTGAGCTTCAATCCCTGGCCCTTTATGGCCTCTTTGACCAAGGCCCTAGCCCGCGTTATTGTCATCTGCTTCACGTCACCATCTCCAAGGGTTATGATCATCGGCCATCTACCGGGTAAGCGCACTTCCAGGCTATTCGGTGGCCGCCAATTCTTGCGAATGCGGTCAGCTTTGGCCATGCATATGTCGCTGATCATGTCGAGCACTGCATCAAGCCCGAATTCATCAATCCAGGCTGCGAGGAGTTTCCTGTTCTGTTTCATGTGCTTGCATCCACCAACATGTCGATCAATAGATCGAGCCAATCATCGCCAATGTCATCTTGATCGATGCCCCGCTTGATAGCGTAGGCTGTGATTTCATCGCGGATAGCTTCGCGATCCATTTCGAAATACTTGGCATCATACTGGCCGACATGGTCTTTCAACATATCAGCCACTCGCCGCGCCACACTTTCGTGTGACGGGGCGATGATGATGAGGGTGATTGTGACCCGATACCGGCTCATGGCTTATTCGCCTCGCAGAGCGGAGCCCATACCCATGACTGGCCATCTTCAGAATCGCTGAAATGGGCCTCGCCATATTCATTGGCCTCATGAGCCCCTTTGAATGGGCCGACTGCGAAATCATTTCGGCCATTGCGGTCACTAACAACCACAACCGCATTGCCAATAACGGTCTCTGGCGTGGGCCAGCCATCGACTATATCCTTGGCCTCTTTCAGGCCAACATTACTGTCTATAAGAAACTGACTTTCGCGATAATACTTAATCGCCCTAATCCGCTCCCCATGCGCATGGTAGAACTTCGCAGCATCGTAGAGCAACCGCGAAGTCTGCTCATGATTAATCCCATCGGCCGCTTTCTCCAGTGCGCTAAGCCTTTCCATAGCGAACAAGATCACAAACCTTTCCGCGGCACTAAGCCTATCAGAAAGGTCTGTCCTATTCACCAGGCTCTGCATCGTGCTGAGAAGCGTGTAGCTATCCATCTTCTTTCTCCATGTTTCCCGCCCCGTCCTATAATATAGGACCTTTCGCCGGCTAACGGAAGCCCCCTGCGACCATTCGCCGCATGATTCTCTATCATGGCCTATTCTACCATAGGCAATCTGGCTTGTCAACAATAAAATTCGGCCAATTCCTCCGATATACCCTGACCAATCGTCCATTATCCTCCCTTTGTCCCTCGATCAGCCCCTGACCAACCCCTGAACAACCCCTGACCTACCCCCGATAGTCTAGCCTGGGCCGGTTACGCACTATACGCGGCCCCTATACCCCATGTATATATGTATATATATATATAAAAATAGGCCTTTGGGTAGTGGGGTGCCGTGACTAGTGGCGAGCTTACAATGCGTCCGAGGCTCAGGCTAGGCTATGCGAGGTTGATCATGGGTTGTTCAGGGTCTGATCAGGGTAGGTTCGAAGAATTGGGTCTGGCCAGCATGTGGAACTGCGCGCGGAGTCTGGGCCATACTTAAGAGCAAGACTGAGTGAGTCCAGACTACAGTCTTCGGCTTCGTTCGCCGGCTAATTTGGCGGCTAAATCTTTGCCGGCTAAACCGGCGAAAAGCGAATGAAATCAACGACTTGGCCATGCGACGAATTGTCGCACTTGAAACCCAAACGCCCCGTTCCCATATGTGAAGCGGGGCGGACACAACATGGAGCTTGAAAATGAGCGTTCTTCCAGACCTGCAAGCGCAGATTGACCAGCTCAAGAAAATCGTCGAGGCACAGAGCGCGGCGAATGCAGCACTCCAAGCGCAGCTTGCCAGCAAGGGCGGCTCCGGCGTCATCATGAAGGTGAACGATGGCGATGGCCAGAAAGGCGGGATATCCGTATTCGTCAACTCGCGCCATCCTATGACAGCCTATGCCAGCCAGTGGCTCATTTTCCTGGATCACGTCCAGGCTCCGGCCGACAGCCCGATGCGCCAGTTTATCGAGAAGCATCGCGCCAAGCTGGCCTGGAAAGCCTAGCCGGCTACTGACCAGCCTCCTCCCGGCCCCCGGCTCACCCCGGGGGCCAAAATTTTGTCCTGGCGCGCGGCCCCCACCCCCTCAGACAGAAAATTTGAAAATTGGCCGTTTTGGAATTGATGATCGCGATTGTTGTTTTTGTGCTATTGACTTTTATAAGGAATTGTGCTTAGCTGGCCGAAACGGCCAGAAAGTAGAGGGCGAGAGCCAGAGGAAGGCGAAGCCAATGGAACCGGCCGAAAGTTTGGTGGTTTGGTTGAATCGGCGGTTGGTGGACTCGACGGAGATGTTGGGGATGGGGGTGTATGTGTTGCTTCGGCGCGGTCGGCCGGTTTGTGTAGGGCGGGCGAAGAATGTGCTGGCGAGAGTGGCGAAGCATAGGGAGCTGGCAGGGAAGGAGGTGCCGGGATGGTTCCCGGTTCAGGGGGTGTATTTCGATCAGGTTCTCTGGGTGCCGAGTCACCCAGACCGGATTGAAGAGGATCTGGCGCGGATTCGCGCTGAGTATATGGAGAAGGGATATGAGAATCCAGCGTGATCATCGGAGCCCGCGGTTGCGCGGAGTCCGGCCGTTGGAACGGGCCGATCTCGCGAATCTGCAAGCGAAGTCGGCTACGCGGCGGATAACCAGGCTACGCGATTCACATCACATGATCGCTTATCTCATCGCCGGCGGCTATAACCTGCGACAGGTCGCCGAGATGGTGGGGTATTCGTATTCCCGGGTCGTTACCCTTTCGGTCGACCCGAGTCTAGTGGACTTGATCGCTGAAGAGAGGGAGAAACGCCATGCCCGGCTAGACCCGGAAGTAGATTTGAACTTCTTGACTTCTTCCCGAATCTATCGGAAGTCTCTACGCACGATCGAAGATCATTTCGATTCGGCGGACGAGGCCAATGAGCTAGTGCCGCTACCACGAGCACTAGCAGTGGCTAGTGACTTCGCCGACCGCATCGGGATTGCTAAGAAGTCCATTAACATGAACGTTAATGTTGATTTTGCGGCTAAACTCGAGGCTGCTCGCAGGCGCAGCCAAAGGGTTCTCGATGCGGGAGCTGGGGTAGAGGGTTAATGGAGTAGCCCTCTACCCCCTCCCGGGGGTATGATGGATGAAGCGCTACTCGACTGGTTAGCCAGCGTAGCCGATGACCCTGAGGCATTCACCATGGGAGCGTTTCCATGGGGAGAGCCTGGCACTGTTTTAGAGAACTTCTCCGGCCCGGATGAATGGTCCCGGGTCCTTATGCGGAAGATAAAGGCCAGACTCGTTAACATAAACGAGGCCATTCAGATCGCGACGGCCAGTGGCCACGGGATTGGGAAGTCCGCCACCGTCGCTTGGATCATTCTCTGGGCCTTTACTACCTTCCCCGACATGCGCGGGACTATTACCGCCAACACCGAATCACAGCTGAAGACCAAGACTTGGGCCGAGCTTGGGAAGTGGTTCAATCTCTGCTGGTTCTCCCGCGCGCATTTCACCCTCACCGCTACAGCGCTATTCGCCAAAGACCCCGACCGAGAGCGGACTTGGCGGATCGATGCTATCGCTTGGTCGGAGAAGAACCCAACCGCATTCGCCGGGTTACATAACCAAGGCAAGCGGATTCTTCTAATCTTCGACGAGGCGTCGGAAATCCACGATATCATCTGGGAAACGGCCGAAGGCGCGTTGACCGATTCTGACACCCAGATCATCTGGTTAGTATTCGGCAACCCGACCCGGAACCTCGGCCGATTCCGCGAATGCTTCCCCGGCGGAATCCACTCTGACTTCTGGGACTGCACCCAGATCGATTCCCGATCCGTTAAGATCACCAACAAATCCCGGTTTGAGAAGTGGATTCGCGCCTATGGCGAGGATTCCGACTTCGTCAGGATTCGTGTCCTCGGCCAATTCCCACGCCGCGGCGAGATGGAGTTCTTCGCGCTGGAAGACATCGAACTGGCCATGTCCCGCGACCTACCTTACACCGACCGATCCACCCCACTCGCTATTGGCGTTGACGTGGCTCGCTACGGCACCAACAGCTCAGTCATCTATCCTCGAAAGGGCCGCGATGCTAGAACTATCGAACGTAAGTCTTATTCCGGCGTGTCCACCTCTGAGCTTGCCAATCGTGTCTTCGAATCATGGCTGGCATGGAGGCCAGATGGAATCTTCATCGATGGCGGCGGAGTGGGCGGAGGTGTGGTCGATCAATGCCGGGAGAAGCGTCTCGTTGTCCATGAGGTTAACTTCTCTGGCAAGGATGATGTTACAGGAATCCTCTTCGACACAGTCGGCGAACAATACTACAACAAGCGCGCGGCGATGTATGGAGCGCTAAGGTCTTGGCTAAAAACCGGCGCCATTCCGGAAGACCCGGACCTTAAGAAGGCCATGCTGGCCGTTCGCTACACGCACCTAAAGGAGAAGATTCTCCTAACCCCGAAGGAGGATTTAATGGACGACAATCCCGGCCTGATCCTCGATGATCTCGATGCCCTGGCCTTGACCTTCGGCGGGCCACTCGCGGCCAACGCTTGGGCCGGTGGGGAATTCCCGCATAAGGACCCAGTCGAAACTGAATGGGAGCCATTCGAAAGGATAGCCATATGACCTCTCCCATATCCGGCCTATTCGCTTCATTCGGCGCTGGCACCCCGGCCCACCAACGAAGGGAAGAGATGATCGCAGCGCAGCAAGCGGCGGCTCAAGAGGCCCAGCTTGTGCAAGCGATTCCGCAAATGCTCCCGAAGCAACAGGAACCGGCCGCAGCGCCGGTGACACCGGCCGGACCAGCCCGGACCCCAACTGGCCCGAGTCAATCATTCCTTTCCGCCGCCGCCGCAGCTCCGCAGCAGCAGAACGTGGGCGCTAAGACCCTCTTAGGAGCGTAGCATGCAAGTCCCGGCTAGCGAAAGCGATAACGTTGTTCCGATGTTCGCTCGGCCGATGCCGCCGGATCATTTCCTGCTCATGGCCGCGAGCCTCATGCACGCACAGGGTCGGCTTTTCGCTCCAGGCTCTACCCTCGACCAAAATCTTCCGGATAATTCGCGGAAGGAACTGGCCGCGAATGTTCCAGAAGGCTGGTCGAAGAACATCGAAGATATACGCGATCCGGATAAAGGCTTCATGGGCAAGACGCCGGATGTCAGCAGCCATGGCGGTTCGGCCACTCCCGGCTCAGCGGTTAAGGGAGGGCTGTTCAGATATCGCCAGCGCGATGAAGGCATGACAGGGGATGCTCCTGAAACAGCCCTAACGCCCGATCCTCGTCCTCGCCGCCCGGGTGTGGAGCGCCTGAGGCCTATGAAGAAGATAGAACCCAAACAACGCCAAGAACCTACCGGAGTCTCATGACCACCGAGTCTGACCTACGCTATCGCCGCTATTGCGAAGGCCGATTGATCGGCGAGCGCGTGAATCGCTATTCTTGGTGGGTGCATTGGCGCGAACTGGCCGACTACTTTCTCCCCCGGAGGTATAAATGGATTATAACCCCAAATCAGTTGGCCCGTGGCTCGCCGATCAACCAGCACATACTCGACTCTACGGGTGTGATATGCGCCCGGAATTTGGGTTCAGGTCTGGTATCTGGCAAGTCCTCCCCAACGCAGCCATGGTTCCGACTGAGAATCGGCCGGCTAGACTCTACGGAGACAACTCCGGTCAGCCTGTGGTTAGCGGAAGTGGAACGGCTCTTGTATCTGATATTCAGCGAGAGTAATTTCTACAACTCCATCGCGGTGTTTTATTTCGACTTAGTTGTCTTTGGCACAGCTTCGATTTTGGTCTACGAAGACTTTGAGAATGTTATATACTGTATCAATCCCTGCCTCGGCGAATACTACGTCGACCTCGATGGGAAGTATCGGCCGAGGGTTTTCATGCGCGAATTCACCCTCACCGTCGATGCCTGCGTGGACCAGTTCGGTTTCGACAACGTCTCCGAT